TAATTGTTTTAATTCTTCTTCACTTAATTTTTCTAATATTTTAGCAATTAATTCTTTTTTATTCATTTCATAGCCTTTGCCATTTGTAGATTCTTATAAAGATCACTCATGTTCTTAGCAGAAGATGCAAGATAAGTCAATCTATCTGCTCTTTGTTTAGCGTAATTTTTTAGCTTTAATAAATCATTTGCATAATCATTATTTTTAACAGCTTGATTATATTGACTTTCCCAAGAGCCTCTGTATTGTAGTTCTTCACCAGCAATAGTTTTCTTTAGAAGGTTGTCTGCCCAGTTGACTCTTGACATTTCTCTATTAAAACATCTCTGGATATGAAACGAAAGACCACCAAGCATCAGTGCTGCTTCTCCACACTCTTGGATACTAAGCTTTTCTATTTGATTTCTGTCCATAGAGAGATATTTTTTAGCTTCGTCATCTATGGATTTTTCTGTAAACTTTGATAGACCTATTGATAATTCATACTCGTCTAGTATTTCATCAATCCTGTTCATCCTGCCTAGCGGTGATTTATCCGATTCAGCCATTCCTCTTCCTTTTCATTGTAGGGTAGTTCTATGTATGTTATGTTGTTTAACTCACACCATTCTTTCTTATCTGCATCGTTCTTCCTTTGATTTATAAAATCTTGCGCAGAAACATGAAACATACTATTAAATTTATAATGCTGCTGACCGTGAACTTCAACAGCAAGTTTTACCTTATTGATATAGAAGTCCAAGTATTGGGTCTTTCCCGGCCTTGCATTAATTGGAACTTCTTCTAAAATCTGAATGGTGGGGAAAAGACCATACAATATCCTTCTGGCATTGATATGAAGTTGTGATCTTCTTCTGCTGTCAGAAGCACTAACTATATCACCCCTCAGTTTCCAGTTAGAAGTATTGCCATATAAATCTTTTACTTTCATCCCATTCCAATCATTTCAAAAACCTGCTGCCTAAGATCATTATAGTAGGATGGGTTATCTTCTAGATAAGTGGCAAAGTTAGACATTCCTTGAACCTTTTCGCCATTAGGAAGAGTAATCCAAGTCTTACCTTCGACAACGCCAAAGTCTTTAGCTAGCTCTGCAAGCTCATATTCATTCCAGATACCATGCCCGTATTTAATAATACTTGTAACCTTTTGTCCCGGCGCACCAATCGCAGAGTTTTCAACAATCCAGTTAACCTTCTGGCCTATTTGTGTTTCTCCCTGCATGAGAGGTTGTTTGTGAGTAGCCCATAGTTTCACATCTTGAGCATATTTAAGTGCATTGCCTGACTTCTCTACTTTAGTTTTACCTGCGCCAAACTTCTGGATATTAGCCATAAGATGAGTGATACCAACAAGCGTCACTCTATTAATTGGAAGTACGTTTGCAAATCTTCTAGTAAACTTGCTTAGATAACGATTCATTGCAGCAACCTGTGTATCTGTAATATCTGCAACCAATTCTGCTTCTGCTGCTAGTGCAGAGAACGAATCAATAACACATACAGCATGAGGTTCATTATGAATAATGTTATCAAAGATACCTAGATACTTTTCACCAGAAAGAATATTTCCCTTTGTAGAACCAACAATTTTGAATAATTCTGATGAATAATCAAGTCCTCTAATACCTTCTAGGTCACGCTTCTTGAGCCTACCTTCAACATTTCCATAATAGATATTTCTATCTTTTTTATTTTCTGTTTTCACATTTTGTGCATTTTTACAAAACTGTAAAGCATGTACAGTCTTACCAATTTTTTCTGGACCTGTCATGATAAACAGGCATCCTTCTGGCACTCCCCCACCTAAAGCAATATCAATTTTAGGACTAACTGAAATAATAGGCGGTGGATTTTCAACTATGTGAGATGCATCAAGAAGAACATCGCCGTATTCTTTAATAATATCTGTTTGTGTCATTCAAGATCCTCTAGTTTTGAAATAATAGATTTTTTCTTATTGTTACTTTCGTATGTTTCTTTCTCTGAGAAATCATACTCTATTTTCTTTGCAATCTCTCTAGCAATGTCTTCTTTTGCTTTATATTCCTTAATAACATTTTCAAGAAATGGGTTTCTTAAAGAATAAGTTCTCCACATTCTTTTGTCTTTTAATGCTGCTATTATAGAATGTTCTCCATATTTTTTCAATAACTTATTAGCTAAAGTTATTTGATATTTATAGAATTTACGCCATTCATTCAACTCCCAAAATTTTATTGGGAGTTCTTTTTTATCAATTTTCGCTTTCTTTTCACAGATTACTTCTGTAATATATTGCGCGGCGTGTACAAACTTTTCTGGAGAATATCTAGAAGGATATTTACTTTTTTTAGTTTGTTTTTTACTCATCTTCTGAAATAGTATGAATGTTCTTTTTTACATCTTTAGACAACCTGAGAGAACGCATTTCATCTGATCTTGCAGATTCGTTTGGAGTCATGATAGTGACACCTTTATTTTTTTTACCCTCAGTTTCATGAACAAAATGAGTACTAGTTTTATCTGCTTTTGCAAATCTTTTTTCATTTACAGCAGCATCTTGTTCAACAGTATTATTTTCATAAGGATCAATATTATCAGAATATTTTTTTACTGTTCTAGAATCTCTTTTTAAAAAGACAGAAATTTCTTCAACAGATTTTCCCTCCATTACCATTTTTTCAATACAGTAAATTTCAATATCAGAGATTTTATTTCCTTTAGTCATACCACTTCCCTTTCTGCGTTATTAAGCCAAGCCGAATTTTTAGTTTTTAAATAATTTCTGTATAGATCAAAAACTTTTTTACTAGTAGGTTTTAATACCCATTCAGGTTTTCCAGCATGTCTCATTTGAGATTTCTGCTTTCCTTCACTATACATACCGATAGGATCATAAAGTTTTCCGTACTTTCCTCTTTTAACATAGTAGGTTACTTTTTTACCTTGTACAAGTTCTGCCGCAAATACATTATGAAGCATAAAGATATCCATATCGTCGTCTTCTTCTAATTCTAATAAAGGAAATCCTGATTCATCTTCTGTTTCATGCATACCCCAAAAGGTATATGCTTTAATAGCAATATCCTTACTTTTATTATTCTTCGCATTAATCTTAAATTCACTCATTTATTTTTCCTTTTATTATCAATTTCTGTTTTTGAAAGTCTTTCTGAATTTTCATATCCCCCCATAGTCATTCCTTCTGGAAGTTTTTCTTCAAGAGTATTTCTCTTTTTAGTTTTAAAATCTTCTCTCATTCCTTCAACAGTTTGTTTTCCAAGTTTCTTACATCTTTTGTCTGCTAGTTCTCCCAAGGTCGTTGCTTCATGCATTCCTTTAATGTAGTTTGGAGTTATGTTATCTGCTAAAAAATCTCTATGAATTTTCTTGCTTTTACAGGATGGGCATTTTGATTTTTTTAATTCCGATTCATATTCTTTTACATGAAAAAACCTTTCAAATGTCCTATCGCATTTATCGCACCTAAAACTATACTCTGGCATTATTCTTCCTCTTGTTTATTCAAAAAATATTTTTTTATATCTAAGCATTTTTTACAATAAATTTTTGCTGTTCTTATTTCAATTCCGTCTTTTGAAAGCTTTAGCCTAAAACCCTCTTGATCTTTCCTATATCTTCCTTCGACTTCTACATCAGGTATTATAACCGTGACTTTATCGCTATTTTTTAACATTCTATTACAATTATCACATTTTTTATATTCGTACATGTTGTATCCATAAAAAAACGCGCCCTTTATTAACGTCATTTTACCTGAGCAAAAGAGAGGTTAGGCGCGTGTGTTATTTGTCTATGTAAATTGAAATATCTTTTTTAAATTTAATTGAGTATCCCTTTTTGCCCTCAGAAAATTCAATTGAATCTGCTATAGAAGAAACTATTGGAATAATCTTATCTAAAGTTTCTCTTGACATATTAATGTTTTCTAAAACCTTTTCGACAATTAAATCTGAAATCCAAGAGTTTCCATATTCTTCTTTGTCTTTTTCACTCATCTTTTCTCAATAAATGCCAAACTTCATCTAATTTTTCACATGCATTATCTAAACCTGATTTTTTACACAGTCTGTAAAACTCTTCCCACTCCTTAACCAAATCTAGTATAGAAGGATCTTCTACAACTGGTGGAGGGACAACAGGTTTTTCTCTCTTGGTAAAATTTTTAAATAAATCCACAACTTGTGATAAAAAAGGTTTTAATGAAGGTAGAACTAAAATAAGACCACCTCCAAGTAATAGCATTATTACGGGATCTATACCCCTTATGTAATTAATAATTTCATTCATTATTTTGTTTCTCTAACTGTGTCACCAACGATCCATGCTATAACGATACTAACAACACTAAGCAAATGTTCTGTATCCAATGTTACTCCAAAAACTTCTGATCCTACGACAGCAACCAAACCTATAGCAGCAGCCCAGAATCTTCTTGATTTTAATAATGATAAAAACTTAGTCATTTTTTTCTCCAATTTGTTCGTTAACTAACATAAAAATATCTTTTTTATTTGTTTTATTGAAACTGTCTTTCAAAGAATCAAGTAAATACTCTCTTTCTTTTTTTCCTTTTAAATTTTTTCTAACAGATCTCCATAAAGCGAACCTTGTAATTGGCCCCATTTTATTCAAAGCAGACGATGTTGACTCGGTGGTTCCATATATTTTATATAAAAATTTAATTACCTGCATAACAATATTGGCTACAGTTATAATAGTCAAAATGTCTAATGAATAATTTTCTTTTTTTGCATTTGATGCAGCTTTTTTAGAAACTAAAAAGCAAAAATCTTCTAAATTCATTTTCTACCTTCCAAATAGCCTACTAAAAATACTTCTTCTTGGTCTAATACAATTGCCAGAAGGACATGAACCACTTTGGTTTTGAATATAAACTGGTTCAGTATAAATCACTTGAGAATAACCACATTTAGGATTATGATTACAGTCTTGTCCTGACTCTACACATGGACATGGACTTCTATGCCCGTCTCCATGTATAACATAACCCTTACCCTCACATATACACTCTTCTACTGGATTTGGAGGTACAGGATCATCATCGTCATCATTATTATAATCTTTAATTGCCTTTAATGTTTTTTCTTTATATTCCTCAAACACTGAATCATACTCTGGAATATACATTTTCCATGCAAAACCGTAAAATAAATCCTTTAATTTTTTTCTTTCTTCATTCGTTATTGGTTCACTCTCATCTTGCTTTCCAACAACTTTAGACATAATACCAGAAGCGGTAATAGACCACTCAGGATATTTACCACTATTTTCACCTTTAAGAACCTCATCACCCAAATACTTTAAGTAGTACTGAAGTTGTAAGTTTGTTTTTATATCTAATTCATCATACTGTTGCCACATAGCATAAAACATACCTGAATATTCAGCAGAGTCTCTATTGTCTATTTCATATAAAGATGAAACCAAATCTACTATTTCTTCACTAGGTTTTTGTAATTTATCTGGCATAGGATTCTCTTTTTCATAAAAGGATAGGAATATAGCTAATCCAATCAATAAGCATCCTAAAATTAATTTGAAATTTAAATTCATGACCAATCTCCTAAGCCATAATCAGGAAGTTGTTTAGCAGGAAAACCGTTTACATCACTAAATACAAAAGACCCTCTAGCGTTTAAAATAGCCCTAGCATCTTTCTCTCTAACCCAAAAACTTCCGTCAGGTTGCCCATGTCTCTTAGGACCACCGTTCCATTTTCCCCAGCTATTTTGAATTAAAAATAAAGTTTCATCATATATTTCTCTAGTATCATCACAGGCTATCCAGGCCATTGCGTGCGCCCAAGATCCTTTTCTAACAGATATTCCATTTTTATCCCTAGAAGATGAAAATCCTACCATGCTACAACAAGATAGGGCATAACCGTTAGCTAAAGCATCTCTAGCTTCTTCTACTGTACTCACCAACGAAATTGTTTTAACCTGATGTTTTCTTGCCTCTGTCTTGTAAATTTCATTCGGAATTCTTTTTTTTGCTCCTAAAGATGAATTATAATTTGATAAATTAACTAATTCATAATCTTTTCTTATTAAGATGCCTCCTTGCTGATTTACATATTTAGCAGCACCAGAACAGGTCATTCCTTGACCCATATGACTTCTAGATTGATATATAGCCTCTGTAGCACCCCTAGCAATAAAATTTTCTGCCTGACCTTTAATATCAATTTCTACAGCCCTTGTGACATCAATAGCATTGCGAGTTGCATGAGATACGCAATCTCCAGTTGTTTGCCTTTCTGCTGGACCAAAACCCTTATCAAATTTTAGTAACGATTTGAAAGGAAGGCTTAGTTTGCCCTCACCAGAAGAATCTAAATCATAAGCAGCAGCCCCAAATAAAGGGGAACTTAATTCTGCCAATAATTGCTTTGTTTCTTCTGGGTCGCATTCTGCACCAACAAAACCATGTTCATACGCATCTACTAATTCTTTAGTATTTTTAAATTTAGAAACCATAATATTAATACCTATCTAACATTTGGACCAACCACATTTTGTACAAGTAACACATCCTTCCTGCCTAATCAATGAGTCTTGTTCACATTCTGGACAATATCCCTCTTCCTCTGATCCATCTGGTATATATTTTTTTAATGCTCTTGCCATACTCTTTGCAAAAGAATTCATATCTCCTTTTACTTTCTCTAATTGTTGAACAATCATTTGAGTATCTGCACCGCTTCTAAGTGCTGTAGAAGTCATTCTTGTCAAAGCATCTTCTTCTTCACTACAAGTTTGATTTATCGGAGAAAGCTCAAGACCATCTTCTAAGATTGCTTTATAAACACCTTTTGGACGACCTAGTTTTATGATTTTTCCGGTTTTAATTTTTTTGTCGATAAATCCATTTTTACCAGCAAACACCTCATATACCTGACCTTCATATAGCCCAACAAGAACAAAGTATTCTTCACCTTTTACTTTTATATGATAAACATCACATTTTAGTTCTTTTGGTCTTTCCTCTGGGAGTTTTTCTTCTTTATTATCAATAGAAGAATTAGCAGAAAGAACAGCAGTCATTGTTCCTGCTCTATAGGTCGTAAATCCTTTTATTCCTTTTTTCCATGCCTTATTGTAAACTTCTTTAAAGTCTTCATATGGATAATCATTTGGTAGATTGATTGTTTTAGAAATAGCTGAATCAACCCAATTAGCAAATATTGACATTGTATTAACATGAGAATCAACATCAAGATCCATAGTGCAAGACGCCCAATTAGCATCAGCAGACCATTTTTTATTCCTCCTTAAATAAGATACACCATAATCTTCTATCCATTCTTCTTTTAAAAGACCTCTTGTACGATCAAATTTCCACACTTTCCCTTCAAATTCTGTTGCAAGAAGATTCTCATCCCCTTCTTTTACCCATTTCCAATCAGTATGAGGACTTCCATTATATTTTTCTAAATCAAATTTTTTATTTTCCCAGTCAACATTTTTAGGACTTGCCAAGCCATCTGGAACCGTTGGTTGAATAGATGTTCTAAAATATCCATGCATAAATAGAGGTTCAAGACCACCGCTGACTAAGTTTGCATAACAAGAACTATTGCCAGTCGGCTGAATAGAAGTAACGTGTGAGTTTCTTATTCCATATTTTTTTATTAGTCCAACCGTATCAACATTTAAATTTTTAATAAATTCGCCATCAAGATACTTATCTTTATCGAATAGGGGAAAAGCTCCTTTTTCTTTAGCTAAAAATGAAGAAGCTTTGTATGCTTCATTTGTAAAAAACCTCATAAGATTTTCTGTCATTTCTAAAGCTTTCTTGCTTCCATACTTTACCCTAGCCATCATCAATGCTGAACCATACCCCATAACACCAAGACCTATTCTTCTTTTATCAATCAGATTTTTCTTTTGAGATTTTAGAGGAACATTTGTTTTGTCATTAACATTATCCATAAATCTTATCGCAATATGTATACATCTTTCTAAT